ATGGTCCTCCTAGAAAATTTTGGTTTGATTATAGCATATACGCCCCGAATCTTCCTATGCCTCAAAAACTCCAAAAATCTTCTGGGCGAACGTCGTGCCCCATTTTTCGTAATGCAGAAATAGCCATCGACTTTGTTCTTACTTGAAGCTTTTCATGGTCTTGGTCTCCATCACAAAGCCGTGAGACTGCATTCCTGCTCAATCCCCCAGACTTTGAAACAACCTCATCTTGCTTTATCCCATGCTTATCCAGATAGCTCCCGAAAGCCGATCTTTTCTTCCCGATTCCAAACATAATGCCCACCGCCTCCTATCAGCAGGGTGGACAATCTTTGAAAAAAATATTCAGCAGTTGAAGAAACTCACCCAAGCCATCCCCATAGGCTAGTGACATAACCAGTGACGCAACGACAGCATCCGGCAGCCGCCTGGTGACGTCACGGGTGATGTAACGGAGGGGATGACAGCATGAGCATCATTGGCATCGACGCCGGCGGATCCGCGGTTAAGTTGTACGACGGTCGGCAGTTTAGGCAGTTTCCCAGCGCAATCGGCTACGACTGGCGGGAGCGACACCTGCAGCAGCAGCACGGCGAGCACGATTATGATTGGGCCTACGATGGTCGACGGGGCTTTGCCGGCACGCTGGCGCTACATGAAAGCCAGATGGCCGACTCCCTCAAAGGGGACAGTAAAGCGCACCCGGAAGCCCGCCTGCGCGTCCTAATCGCGCTCCACCAGTACGCGGCGGGGCCAGAGCATGACATCGTAGTGGGGCAGCCGATCGGCACTCACACCAAGGGACAAAAGGAACTCATCAAAAAGCTGCTGATCGGCGAGCACGAGATTACAATCAATGGCCGGCGTAAGGTCATTACGATCAACCGCTGCGAGGTGGCCGCTGAAGGCGTCTCTGCCGGCTTGCTGGCGGGTACCAAGGGGCAAGTAAGGGTCATCGACATCGGTAGCGGGACGGTCAATTACGGCACGCTGCTGGACGGTCGGTATAAGGATTTGGAGAGCTTTACGCTGGTGACGGGGATGGAGACGCGACGCAACCCTGACCTAGACTCATTTGCCCGCCAGATTGCCGCCTACGCGGTCAACAAGGGTTGGGGCAGCCAAGACACAGTCTATCTGTGTGGAGGCGGAGCAGACCCTCTGCAGCGCGAGCTGGTGAAGTATTTCGGGTCGGCGCAGCTGCTCAAGCCCGGGATGAGTGAGTACGCCAATGTCGACGCTTTTTATCGGATCGCGAAGGGGCTGTATGCGAATGGGCAAACAGATTGAAAAAGTCCCGGTTTGCTTTAACGTCCTTGATCCAGATCAAGCAGCGATGCTTGACTGGGTGAAGACGAGAAAAAACCGCTCAGGCTATCTCAAGCGGTTGATCCAGAGGGATATGGATGCGGCAGGCGGCTTGGTGACTGTGACAATCCCAGCCAAGGGAGCGGTGCTACGGCCGGCAAAAGCCAGCGAGCCAGTTGAGCCAAGGGATTTGGCATACAGCGCTGCGGCAGCCTTTGTATGAGGGAGGCGAGCGGAATGAAGACGATCATTAACGGTAAGGACCCGGCGGAGCTGGCGGCAGAAGAGCAGAGGCGCATGGAGGTCATCGAGGACTTTTGGGCGTTCATTATCAGCCCGGGTCGGGCGGTCGTGTGGCTGCTGCGGGCTGGCCGGAAATAGAAAAACCGCCAAGGCAGAGTCCGGCTAGGGCGCTGCGGGCGGTTTACCCTCAGCATATGCGGCGGGCTCCGAAAAGATGCCAGTACATCACTAATTGCGAGGAGGATATTTTATGGCGACTTTAACCATGCGGCCAACCGGCTACCGGGTTGATCTGCGCCCGGCGGCGGCATCAGCCATACCGGAGCGGACCCGGCGCCTGCTCATTGAGCGGCTTCAGGCCGGCGCAACGATCGTCGTGGAGCACGTTGAGCGGCACAAGCTTATCTACCGGATTGGCGCGATAACGATCATGGTGCTGCTTGGCGCCGGCGGATTGCATCAAGTCTTCGCGGCCAGTGACGCCTCCGGGCTCGTTCTGGATGTCGGTGCTCAGAAGCTCTACCATAAGCTCATCAGCATTGGAAAGTGGGTCATCATCATTAAAGGAGCCTTCGACACAATCCAGGCGACGGTGCAGGGAGATTTTGTTCAGGCTCGCAAGTCCGGACTCGCTTACCTCATGGTCTATGCGATCCTACTTGGGCTACCCTGGGCGTTTGGGCAAGTCGAGCTTCTCTTCGAGGGGATGTGAGCAGCATGCCGATGAAATTTCGCGTCAGTTCCGAATACGGCGTCCTCGAGGAGATCCGCGGCGGCCGGGAGCACCATGGTGTCGATCTGGCAATGCCGCAGGGGACGGAGCTGCACAGTATCACGTCCGGCACCGTGGAGCGGGTCGTCAATCATGGGGCCGACAACATCGGCCGCGGCGTCATTGTCCGGACAGATAGCGGCGAGCTGCACGTATACGGCCACATGGACAGCGTCGCGGTGCATGCTGGCGAGCGGGTATTCCCCGGCGAGCTCCTTGGCATGAGCGGCAACACCGGACACAGCAGCGGTCCACATCTCCACTTTGGGCTGATCAAGGATGGCGGCTTTGCTGATCCGACTGGCCTGATTCCGGACCTGCAGCGGTATAGCGGGGAGATTGCCGGACCGTCCATTCTCGGCATCAAGGGGCCGGCGGGCTGGGTGGCTGACAAGGTCGTGGATCATGCTGCGGAGCATGTCGCGCACGGCGCCCGCGAGCACATTATTCACTGGCTCAGCGAGGCCGCAGGCGTGCTCGTCGACCTGAGCTATGGCATCGGCCTGATCGGCTGCAGCGTCCTGATCATCCTGGGCGCGCTGGGGTTACGAGACGGCTACCGCTGGTCCGGGTTGGTCTTCGGGGCGTACTCTCTTATCCGACTGCTCGGAGGAGGGCTGAGCCGATGAAAGGCATTCCATTTACGCAGCTGCTGCAGGTCATCAAGCCGGAGTATGCCTACCTGCGCATTAAGCCAAACAATGCCGTCCGTAACCAGGGAACACATAAGATCGCCCGCGCAATCGCTGCGCTCTACAAGGGCGCCTTGGCTAACATAAAGGCGGAGGAGCAGCGCACCATCAAGGCGCTCGGTCGGGACTTCGTAGTCGGCACGCGGTACAGCTGGACGCTGCCGGCCAAAGTCTCCTATTACATCTACATGGAGCAGCGCAAGGTGGAGTTCTTCTTCATCGTGCCGCGGCCACACTTGGCATATCTGAGCGAGAAAATGTCGGACGTCTGGGGGCAGGTGACGATCGAGGAGGTGAAGGAGCTGCCGGCATTCGGCGAGGGGGCCACACGCTACGAACTGATTTATGAGAAGGAAGATGCCTTGAGCCTTGCCGTCGATCGGCGATCCAATGATCTGCTGAACAGCAACCTGAATGCCGTGGAGCTGCTGGAGGAAGGCGACCGGCTCGGGGTCTTCTATAACTTCTTGCCCGGCAGCCAAATCAGTTGGCGGCATCTGTACCGTGCCACGATTGACAAGGTCAACCGCCGGCTACCGGTGGACCGCAACAAGATGGGCACGGCCTACGCGCTGAAATATCTGCTCGCTGCCGGCAACGTCATCTTTAAGGAGATCGGCGAGGCGCTCGGCAGCGGCCGCAAGACGTCCGGAGCGTCCGGGGGCGGCGAATATATGGACGCACTGCTCGATCGGCTCAACGGGGCGCGTAGAGTGTCGGAGAGCACGAGCAAAAAGGCCACGGCAACTGTCCTCGACACGCAGATTGTAGTCATGGCCGAGAGCGCAGACGGCATGCGGCAGCGCAACGCGGCTCGGAGCCTGGCGCAGTCCTTTGATACGGTGAGCGAGGACAATCGGCTGCAGTACCGCCCATTCCGTCGGCAGCTCAACATGACGGCTAGAGACATCCGTGCCGGCCGCAACAAAATCGGCGACGAGGAGGCTCAAAACTTTATTGCCTTGGCCGGACGTGACGTGCTCGAGCGGTACAACTTTATAGAGCGCGTCGAGACACAGGAGACGGAGGTCCCCGACGATCTCAAGCAAGGCGTCATGTGCATCGGAACCAACACCTACAGGGGGCACGAGCAAGCCGCCTTCCTGTCGACCGATCGGGAGTACCAAAACCTCACGACCGTGCTGATCGGGCCAACGCGGGCTGGCAAGTCGACGCTTATCGGCAACCTGAGCCGTGACGCCATCGCCGCCGGGGAGTGCGTCATCATCTTTGACTTTGTTGGACAGTGTGAGCTGTCGAGGGAGGTTGCCGCAGCGATCCCACGCGACAAGACGCTCGTCATCGACTGCGCGGACCCGCGCCGGCTGCAAGGCATCGGCTACAATGAGGTCGGCAAGAGTGCCGATCCGTTCGAGGCTTACGACGGTGCCAAGAAGCAGACGACGCAGCTGCTGACGCTGGTCAACTCCATCAATGCCGAAGAGACCAAACTGTCCGCCAAGATGCAGCGATACCTGGTCAGCGCCGCCTTGGTGGCCTTTATCAGCGGCGGCAGCGTCCGGGACGTATTTGACTGCCTGCAGGATCACGAGACCCGTGAACGCCTCATCAAGGCCGTGCCAGCTGCCCAGCGTGACAACCTCCGCAAATACATCCGGTCACTCGGCGAGCTGGATGAACGAGAGAAGGGCGGCGGCGCCGTCGTGGGCACCAAAGAGACGTATGTCGTCGGGATCATCGACCGCTTGAATCAATTGGAGCAAAACGCATATATGGAACGGATGCTCGATAAGGGCACCGCTGGCAACGTCGACTTGGTCACAGAGATGCAGCGTAACCAGTTGATCTGCATCCGCATGCCGTCCGACATGTTTGGCACGGATTCGGAGCGCGATGTCTATACGACCTACTGGAGCACGAAAATCTGGCTTGCGCTGCAAATGCGCAGCAAGCGGCTCGGCGGTGACCGGTCCAAGATGGTCAAGGTCAACTTGGTTGTCGACGAGCTCTATCAGGTCCAGCACACTGAGCAGTTCATGCGCAGCAAACTTAGCCAGTACGCCAAGTTTGGGCTCAAGCCGATCATCTCGGCCCACTATCTCAACCAGATCAAGCATATCCGCGAGGAGCTGCGGTCTGCCAACGCGAGCTACATGCTCATCAGTGGCTGCGACAAAAAGAACTATTCGGAGCTGGCATCGGAGCTTCACCCATACCAGGAGGAGGATCTGCTCAAGCTGCCGCGGTACCATTCTCTCAATCTCATAAAAAATCAGGAAGGATATGCTAGATTCATAACGCGACTTCCCAGACCTGTAAAGCCTGCCCATTGACGCAGGCTTATTCTTTTTGAGATTATATAAGACAAACTCTTGTATTTTATAAGACAAACTCTTATATTTTGATTACGGAGGTGATTACTCCAATGGACCTACGGAAGTATCGTGAGCTCGCAGAGAAAGGTGGAGAGATGGGCGAGGCGATAGAGGAATTGTTGGCAGAAATTGAACAACTACAAAAAGCCAAGATGCCGAAATTGCTTAACGCCACCGAGACATGCGACGTCTTGGAAATCAGCATCAAAAACCTGAGCCATGCACGAAAGACAAAGTTTTTCCCCGAGCCCTTCACCCAGATTGGAACCCGTCCGTTTTGGCTCGAATCAGAGATTTATGACTACCGCGCAATAAAGCAGGGTGTCAAAAAAGAAGATGGGGATGGGTGAAGTTGGATGGGAGAGTTCCTGCTGTACATGCTGTTTTCCACGATCGAGGGATTTTCGGTCTACGCAATTACGCTTTATGCATTCCGGTATAATTTAAAACGATACCTTTGGCCAGTTCTTGGAATCGTGACACTGCTGAATTTGTTTGGTTACGGGTTGAGCTATGAACCTGATTACTCGTACCTAAATCCAATCATTAACATCATCTTTACAATCCTCTTCATGGCCTTGATTGTTCGAGTTCCCATCCTTTGGGCGATGGTCGTCGGGGTGTCCGGCTACTTTGCATTTGGCTTGATCCAGGTAACGGTTGTCTTGCTGTCGTTCGGATACCTTTCCATTAATGAGGTTCAAACCGTAGCAACCAAGGGCTACCTTTTGCAAACAATTACAGGCTTCATCGGTACATACATCTCTTGGCTAGCCTACAAATTTGGTTACGGCTTCTCATTCGATTTTGCTCCCCATAGAAAGCGCTGGGAGCAGATGTTGATCATTCTAATCATCTCCATTCTGCTGGTTTGGCTGGCCGTTATGCTTTACTTCAAGCATGCTCCCATCATCTTCTTGCTCTTCGCTTTCGCATTGGTGGTATCCCTGATTTACGCAATTCGGAAGGAAAATGAGGAGGGCTAAATGATTCAGAGTCTTTCAACAAGACTGGCAACCAAGATTAAAGACACCGTTCCGGAGCATCCTTCAAGTGTAGCCGTGCTGTCGTATGGCATATCCTTTTTGATCAATACTTTCTCAATTATTCTAGGCACTTTATTGGTGGCGCAGCTTACCGATCATGTCGGTGGCGCGATTATGGCAATGGCGGGGTTCGCCGTTCTGCGTCAGATATCCGGTGGAATACATTTAAAATCCGGTTTGCTCTGCATTGCAACCAGTATATGTTTGATGACGTTAATCTCTATGACGAGCCTTTCATCAGTTTGGACAACCATTCTTACGCTGGCTGCTGCTGGCCTGGCGTTGGCTTACGCACCATCAAGGATCGAGAAACAGTCGAAAATACCTAAGTCTCTCTATCCAGCGTGTAAAGCGGCCTCAGTCATTTTCATTCTTGCGAACCTCACCTTCAACGAACCCGTGTTGGCCATGGCATTCTTCGTGCAGGCTTTGACACTGATTCGCCTGAAAGGAGGTGAAGAATCATGAAAACGAAACTCAAATATGCAACGTACATGATGGCATCTGCGCTTAGCCTGATGACTGTAGCGCTCGTCGAAACGTATGGCAGCTGGCTTTTCGTACACCAAGAACCGACTCCCGCTGAACTATTGAAATAAGGGGTTGATTCGTATGCTCACCGTTACTAGAGATAGAACGGGGAAAAGTGGGGCAATGGCAATTCCACTTGATCAGGTAAGATTCCTGCAGGTGGATCGAGGCAAGTCGATGAAGGTTTATACGGAGCACGATGAATCATATGTCAATGGGGCTTGTCAGTATTGGATCGGAGCTTTAAAGCCACATGGATTTGTGCAGGCGGACCGTGACAAAATCGTAAACCTTCGGCTGATAAAGCACATTGATCACCAGTTCAAGCGAGCCTTCTTTGTTACGAATCCTGGGGAACAAGACATGTCTTGCGAGTTTTCCGATCCTTGTTATAAGCAGATCGTGAAGCTTCTGGGACAGGAGAAGGAACGTAGAGAATTTCAAATTAAGTCGAAGTTGTTGAGCTGGATCCACTAAGGGGCTGCGAAGAGCGGCTTCTTTTTTTTTGCATTTTTTCTGTCGAATAATAGCGAAGAGAGACTCCGTTCGTGACCGCGAACATGTGTTTACTTTATTTATGATAGGAGGCAAAATGGAATCAGATGGAAGTGCTTGACATATCAGTTTCAAGGGGCTTGTGGGTGGAATCGACTGGTGGGGAGCAGCTAATCTGCTCGCCTGTTGCGGGGGGTTAACGAGAGGTGAATTCGTAAAGGTCTTCCATGTCACATTTCAGAACGACCGAACAAGCCTTGAGCTCGAGAGCATCCATGATCCGCTTGCCTGTCTCGATGGCTGATATCTTCGTCTGCGAAATATGTACTCCTAGAGCTTCAAGCCGGCGCGAAAGTTCTTCCTGGGACATGTTGTCCGCCTCTTCTCGGCGTAAACGCAACAGGCACCTCCCGAGTCGAAGCGCCGCCATTTAGTTCCTCCGCTATGAAGTTTTTGGTTGTAACAAGAACATTCGTTCGTATATAATCCAAATAACAGAACGCAAAGGGGCCATACATATGAAAATCGACTTCAAAGATTTTCTGCAAGCAGTTGCCAAACCTGAATTGCTGGATAATCTTTTTATCGGCAATGTGGCTACCGATCTGAAAGAACAATCTTCGCTAGTTCAAACAATTTTTTCTTCTCCTCGTCGCTGACGAGACGTTCTCCGATGTAGATCTCCGTTTTCATGAAGCTCTCCAAATCACCCAGCTGCACGGCTTGGGACACAGAGCGCTGATCCGCATTAAGTTCCACTGAAGGGTTGTTCGTATTGCCTAAGACCCAGTCCGTGGTTACCTCATACAAATCACAGAGCTTCTTCAGAATGTCGAGATCCGGCTTGCTCTTGCCCTGCTCATAATGGCTCAGGGTCTTGTTGTTTATTCCGGTCTTTTTAGACACTTCCACTTGCGTGAGTCTCTTGTTTTTACGGGCTTCGCTAAGCCTTTGCGCATGTATAGGCAGCATAATTACAAGCCTCCTTCATCGATCCGATCATATCACATTTGAGAAGTATATCCGATAGTCCAAGATTTTATTCTCAGAAAATGAGAAATAAGTGTTGACAATCTCGCTATATGAGAATTATATTAGGGTTACCAAATCGGTCCAAGCTTTCCAACAAGCTTGAGTCCAAGGAAGGAGGTGCCAAGTTGGTGGCAGCTGAACCGGTACCCATGCATAAGCGCATCCGTTCTTATATCGATGCCAAAGGCCTTATCCTGAACCGCGTTGCCGATCGTTCTGGTATTAATCGCAAGCGTTTCTATCATCTTATGTCTGGCTATGTACCGATCCGCGCTGAAGATTTTGAAGCGATATGTACGAAAGGCCTTGAAGTTGAACCAAACATTTTTTTTTGAGAATTAAGTCTCATTTTATGAGAATCCCTCTGAAATGAGTATAAGGCTTTGTCTTATATTCCGCAATACCCGAACTGTATTCATTTGGTAATTTTCCGTCGAAAGGAATTCGCACTATGAATAACAGAGGGTTGGACTTTATCGCGTTTCTCAATGCCATCTCGAAACCAGGAGTTGATTCTGATGATAGCGATAAGCAGGACGCATCGACGTCTGGCGGAGTTGACCAATTACCGCCTGGAGCAAAACGGCGATCTGGCAATGACGAGGGAAGAACGCTTGGAGCTCGTGACTCTGCTGAAGGAGAATCTTCGCCTGGTCCGCAAAATGGACGAGCTTAAGAATCTCTCCCAGCTCGCTTACGAAGCAGGCGATACCGAATGGCACATGGATATCTGCAAGCAGATCGAAGATCTGGAGGCGACGCTGATATGACCATTGAAGAAGGAATATTTGATCAAGAATCGATCCGTTTCGCACAGTTTTTGCGGAGGCAGCCAATGCCCTTGCATGAGAGAGCCGAATTGGTTCGGCACATCGCCAAGCTGAGAGCCTTTCGGCGCTCCGGAATCATCCTGGAGGCCGCGGAATGCTGGCTCGACAAAGAAATTGCAGACCTTGAATCCGACCTTAGAAAGGCAGGGAACGCAGCATGAGCAGCACATCAATGAAAGTGCGAGTCGGCGCACGAATCTCTAACATCCGGGAGCGTCTGGGATGGACACAAGAAGCTGCTGCAACAAAAATGAAAGTTTCCCGGGCTAGCCTCAGCCACTACGAAATGGGCAGGAGAGAGCCTGACCTGGAGACGATTGCCGCTATGGCAGACGCACTAAACGTCACGGTGGACTATTTGCTGGATCGGAAGATCGAACGTCAGCGGCTCTTTATGCAATGGCTGGACGAACCCTGCCCGGCGATCCAGGCAGAACTGAAAGCCAAAATCGATGCGCTTGAAGCCCGGTTGAAAGGAGAGACGCAGCATGCCTAGCCTTGACCGCTTTGCACAGGGACTTCCGGATCCGCAGGAGCACCAGCCGGAGCCGATCAGCGAGTGCGAGAATCTTGAATGCTCGAAGCCAATCTATGCCGGCCAGAAGATTTGGAAGCATGGGGCCGATCATTACTGCTCGCTGCGATGCTTGGCTGAATCGATCGGCGCATCAGACGTCACTGCACTGTAAAACCAAAATCTAATGTGGGAGTGAAAAATATGAAAGCAACAGGTATTGTCCGTAAAATCGATGAGCTCGGAAGGATCGTTATCCCGATGGAGCTGCGCCGCACGTTGGAAATAAGTGAAAAGGATCCTCTTGAAATCTTTGTAGACGGAGACAAAATCATCCTTCGCAAGTATAGTCCGGGTTGCAATTTCTGCGGCAGTCAGACCGTTCACCGCAGGATTGGAGAAAAGCATCTTTGCCGGGAATGCGTTCGAAGTTTACAACAGGGAATTGGATCCTAATGCATGTCTCCAATATGACTTTGGAGCAGAAGTGTGCTCACTATGAAGACTGCTTGAAACGAATATTCGGCGCAGTAAACGCTGATGACCGAGTCCCCTTCAACACTTTCTCCAAAGTAAACCGAATCTTCATGATCGATGCCGGCCTATCCCCTTATGAGAAAGACGATCCCTTCAAAGGAGCTGATCAGAATGAACCAACTGCAGGCTGCTGAACTGCTGGACATTGAAGAAATCAAGGAGCAACCACAGCGCTTTTCGGTGAACACCGTTGAGGAAGCGAACTGGGCTCTCCGCAAACTTTCCGCGATTGAAGCCAAGCGTAATGAAATCAAAGCCTTGGCCGAGCAAGAAATGAAGCGTATCAAGCAATGGCTGGAGTGGGAGAGCACGTCGCTTGATGACTCGACCGCTTACTTCAATGGATTGCTGAGTGAATATGCTTACCGGCAGCGGGATCAGGATCCGAAATTCAAAAAGTTCACCACGCCTTATGGATCGGTAGCCTTCAAGAAGCAGCAGGACAAGTGGGAGTATGACGATGCTGCCTTGCTGGACAGCTTACGCTCTTCCGGCCTTACGGAGTTGATTCGAGTGAAGGAAGAACCAAACAAAGTCGAACTCAAGAAGCGTGTTGCGGTGAAGGATGGGCTCGTGGTTGATCCGGAAACGGGTTCAGTCCTGGAGGGGGTCCAGGTCATCGTTCAACCCGACAAACTGGTGGTGGAACCTCGTGAGTAAACCGGCCCTCTATCAGAAAATCAGCAAGGTCATGGGTGAGGTTCGGTATCTCTCAAAGGATGACAATATCGCCTTCAAGGAGACCAAGTATAAGGCTATCAGCGAAGAGAAGGTAACAAGTACGGTCCGGGAAAGCCTTCTCCGCCATGGTCTTATCATCCTTCCGGTTAAGCAGGATCACAAGCGCGACGGCACGCTGACTACCGTCGACACGGAATATAAGATTGTCGACATCGAAACCGGTGAGTATGAAATCCTCGCTTCCAGTGGTACTGGCGCTGACACGCAGGACAAGGGAGTCGGCAAAGCAATGACATATGCTTACAAATACCTCCTGCTCCGGACATTCGCGATCCCGACAGGTGAAGACCCCGATAAGATCAGCAGCGCTGAGCTCGACGCCAAGCAGGCCGCAGAGCGGGAAAAAGAAGAAGCAGAGCGCCGCAAGCGTGAAGAGTACCTCAACAGTATCACTGTCCCCTCGGTCATCGCAGCCAAGTACACGACCTTTTACGGCAAGCCCGATGGAATGAAAGACTGGTATGCCAAATGCCTCGACAAGAGCATGGATGATGCTGCAATCGAGACTTGGCTGACCGAGAAGCTCGTGAAGAAGAATGGAGGGAAATAGATGTTAAATAATTGCGTCCTTGTCGGAAGATTGACTAAGGATCCGGAACTCTCCTACACGCCAACCGGTATCGCTAACGCAAAATTCACCCTGGCTGTCGACCGTCCGGTTGGAAAGGACAAGGCGAAAGAAGCTGATTTCATCCCAATCGTTGTTTGGCGGCAGCAGGCTGAATCGGTTGCGAACTATACGGTCAAAGGGATGCTGGTAGCAGTCGAGGGCCGAATCCAGACCCGCAGCTATGAGAAAGATGGCCGAAAGGTGTACGTCACTGAGATCATCGCGAACAACGTACGATTCCTTGAGCACAAAGACAAGAACTCGAGCAGCAGTCCTAAGAAAGATCCATTGGGCGACGATGGCGAGTCAGTAGACATCAGCGATTACGACCTTCCGTTCTGATGGATATCGACCAACACCTGGGCGAGATCATCCGCCTGCGCAAACTAGCCGACCAATTGCCAGAGGATAACCCGGCTGCACTTATCGACAAAGTCTTCTATCTCGCAAAATGCCTCACATATATCGGCCGCCTCTCCAGCCACTTCGACGGCGAATACAAACGAACCTACGCCCGCCGCAAATACGAGCAAGCCCTTGCGGAGAAAGAAGCCAAGCCCCCACGCTCCGCAAACGCAGAAATAGCGATCAAGCACATCCGCGACGAAGAATCCCAAGCCTATGAATACATGAACCGATGGCGCAATGCCTTCGCATCTACCCAAGAAGAGATCCACGCTCTCAAGCTCAAGATGAAAATCGACTTCGCTGACGGAGGTGCCGACTATGTTCGGATTCAATCCGGCCCCCAAGCCCGTCCATAAGCGGGCGAAGAAGACCGCCAAGCAGCGAGGACAGATAAGCCCCGCGGTATACGCTAAGGCTGCCGAGAGGGCCGGAGGACGCTGTGAACGATGCGGCCGGCGCGATGCCTGGATGCTGCAATGCGCTCATTTAGTCCGGCGCTGGACGCTGGAGGAGACAACCGAGCGCGATGTAGCAATGCTCTGTGGACCCTCGGTCAACTCCGGGACATGCCACTGGTGGGTGGACTATAGCAGGGCAGGCAAGGAATGGGCAGAAACATTCCGCAAACGACTCTATGGAGGTGATGGAGGGTGAATGGAAAACGAATGCCGCCGATGGCTATGAAAGGTCTACAACTGAGCTTGGAAATGGGCGAGCGAAGGTATACCCGAAACACAGTCGAACTACTCTTGTCTCATATCGCAGCACTGGAAGAAGAGCTTCAGGAAGCAAAGGACCGAAGAATGATCGAACGAACGGCGCAAATTCTTGAGAGCAGCATTTTGAGCGTAACCGAAGCAGCTGGTGCATTGAGGCAGCTTATCAGATCATCATGAACGGGTGAGGAGAGATGAAGGACGCCTATTACTTCTCCCATGACAGCAACGCTCGTCACGATCCAAAGGTTACCGCTATGCGTGGGGTATACGGCCCTAAGGGATACGGGTGGTATTGGATTCTTGTCGAGATGATGAGGGAATCGGATGAGTACAGACTTGATATGCAATCGAAGTACGCCTTTCATGCGTTCGCATCCCAAATGCAATGCGAATGCATAGAAGCGCAGGATTTTATCAAGGACTGTATCGAAGAATTCGGACTCTTCAAGTCAGATGGAACATCCTTCTGGAGCGAGTCGCTACTTCGGAGAATGGAGAAGAAAGAGAAGAAATCTGAGAAAGCCAGGAATTCAGCAAATGCGAGATGGAGCCGGGAAGCCGCGCCAGATAAGGAATCTTCAGAATCAACCGAAAACGAAAAATGCGAAAGTGATGCGAACGCATCAGATTCTATGCGAAGTTCATGCGAAAGCGATGCATTAAAGGAAAGTAAAGTAAAAGAAAGTAAAGGAAATAAAAGATCCCCCTATAGTCCCCCTAAGGGGAAACTCCAATTCGCTGAAATAGTGTTCCTCTCTCAAGAAGAACATGACCGCCTCGTCAATGACTTCGGTTTGAAAGAGACTCAGTACTGGATCAACCAGTTGAGCGATTACCACGTTCAAAACCAATCTAAACCTTCAAAAATAAAAGCGGATCACAATCTGTCCATTCGAAATTGGATTCGCTCGGATCAGCGTCGCCGCGAGATGAAGACTCAGAAGCCTGGGGTTAAGACTTCGCTGAGCGCAGATGAACTGCAGGAACTGGAAGGAGGAGGACTCTTTTGAGAATGACCGCTGCTGAAGTAAATGAACTGCTGAAGCTTGTGGCAGAGACCGCTCCTAATCAGCCGGTTACAAAGGGAAAGGTGAAAGTCTGGATGCGTGTCATAGGCGACAAGATGTCATATGCAGATGCTGAAAAATATCTGTTCCGACATTTCGAATCTAGCAGATTCGCTCCAATGCCGGCCGACATCCTGGAGCTTTACAGAAACGACTTTGACCCGGATAAGATCAAGCCAATTGAATTGCCGGATGACATGCGAGGAGGGGCGTAATGGCAGCAGACATCCAGACGCAAGTTTACGTGCTTGCCGGCATGCTGGCTTCGGAGAATATGCTTTACGACGGTCTGGCCGTTCTGAGCTCCGATCATTTTCAGGAACCGATTCTTCGAGAGGCTTACGAGCTTACCGCTAAGTTGGCGCAGGAATCCCCTCCGAACTTCCCTATCATCTACAAGCAGCTACGAAACCGACCGGATTCAGAAAAGCTTCTGGAGCTGCGCGGTACGGCTGTAGCTGACAGCAGCTTTGGCTACTGGCTCAATGCTTTGTGCGATCAGCAGGCTCGTCGGAACTACTGGAACGCGGCCAAGGCGATCCAAGACCTCTGTCGATCGGAACGGCCGGTCTCAGAAATCAGAGAGCTGGTAGAGGAACGGATCCTGATGGCCGGTAACCTTGAGTCAGCCGATCAGATTATTCCGCCGCAGCAGGCCGGCATGCGAGCCAAAGCAGAATTCGAGCGGCGCCAGGCAGCCCCTGTGAAGATTCACGGCGTAAAGCTCTCCCGACCTACCGCGCGGAATGGCGTGCCAGGCACAGACGGCTTCCCGAGCCTTGATGAAGCACTGGGCGGACTGAAGGGCGGAGACCTCATCATCGTTGCAGCAGAGACTGGTGAGGGAAAGACAGCACTGGCTCAGAATCTGGTGAGGCATGCGAGCATCCATCAGAATTTCCAGACCTACTACCAAAACACAGAGATGAACCCGGATGAAATGGTCTTTCGCTTCATCTCGCAGATGTCCGGAAAGTCCTTCCGCGGGATATACGGCGGCACGCTGCAGGGTGCCGAATTGGAGGCAGTGCGGAAGGAGTTCGATACCTTCGCGCAGTCGAGGGTCTACATCTCCAGCCTGCCCATCCTGACACCGGAGCGCAGCCGCGGTTTGGCCCGCCAGTTCAAGACGCGATACGGCAAGTTGGACCTCTTGGTCATCGACTATGTCGGCCGCATGGAGCTTGAATCCCCTGGCGGCAAGCAGGAGTGGCAGGTTATGCGGGACATCTCCCGAAACTGCAAACGCCTGGCGCAAGAAATCAACGCCTGCGTCATCCTCATCGCGCAACTCAACGAGGAAGGTAAGCTGCAGGGCGCTAAGTCGATGGCGAACGAAGCTGACGGGATGTTCTTCTTTGGTCCGGTTGGCAAGGAAGAGATCAATACCTGTCCGGTCGGAGCGACGCACAAGATTACGAACAAGAAGGTCCGCCGCGGCGAAAAGGGTGGCACGATCTGGTGCAGCTTTGTGAAGGATCGGATGTACATCACGGAGATTCCGTCGGATGAAAGATGATATCCGAGAGGAGTACAAGTCAATTACGCTCCGTATGAGCCGGCTTGCGGTAAAAGGTGGTCAGGCTTCCCAAGCCTATGAGGACTACCTAATCGACAACCTGGACGCGATCATCGACAACATGGCGGACAAGGATTTCGAGCATCTGCTGCTGAGGAAAACGATGTTGGTCCGTGACATCGAGTCGGAAGAGGATTACCAGTATCACTTTTGGCACCGGAACCTGCAGCAGCTCGCGCTTGATCTTGGAGGGCTTATGGATCACGAGCGGGAGCAGATGGAGCGCAACGTTGAGACTCTCACGCGGCTGCTGGACGATTTTAAGGCAGAGGAGTGGGGCTGATGCAGGATGATCAGTACTATGCCGATCTCCACGTCAGAATCGTCAAGGGAGCCGAGTTCATCGAATCGCTTCCGTCGGGAGACAAGAGGTTACCGGCGGCTCACAAGAAGTACGATGCCCTAGTTGAAGAGTACCGCAGGCATATCCGAGTTGCGATCCATGGACACGATTACCTTGATCCCGAAGCACAGCCCGCCGAAGCGGATCCCAATCGAGCCGGCATGATACCTGGACAAGTGAAAATGAATTTCTAGGAGGTCAGGCTATGCCAAGGGTTGACCCCATCATGCAAGACATTCCCTACGACATCATCTATGACGATAATGGCCGACTACTGGCCGAGGTGTTCACGGTCCAGGAGCTGCTATGGGATCGAATTGAGAAACAGAGGAGGCGGAAGGGCAAATGATTTACACCCATGCGGTGGGAATTGACCCATCGACCAAAACGGGGATCGTCATCTTGGACAAGGATGGCAACGACATCTTCCGGAAAGAAATCCAGTTGGAACGGGGCATAAAGTCCACTGCCAAGGAGATGAAGGAATACGGGCGCGAGATCGTGAGTTTTGTACCGCCAGGGAGTGTCATCTCTATCGAGGGATTTTCCTACGGGTCTCAAGGTCAAGGTGTCAGTACGCAATACGGGGTAGGATACGCTATACGGTATGAACTTCTTAGTGTGGGACTTAGCTTCTGGGAGCCGACACCGAGCCAAGTGAAGAAGTTCGCCACAGGCAAAGGCAACACGACCAAAGATAACATGACTATCCCCATCCTGAGGCTTTGGAATTTCGAACACCCTAGCGACAACGTCCGAGACGCTTACGTGCTTGCCCAAATTGCAAGAGGGCTCAGCGGCGCAGAAGATATCCACGACGGGGACTACTACTCCTACCAACTCGAAGTGCTCCAAGCAATGAAAAATCCCCCGGTTGAAAAAAAGAAAAAAACCAGATAAATGCCGCGCATCCCGCTCGGCAGGGGCCTCTTACGCCCATTAGACCAAACGAGTGTTCTCATTTTTAGGAGGGAGAGCTGTGATTGAACCTGATTTTCGCAAGGCAAGCCGCGCTCAACTTTATGTAATCCTCTACGATGACCCGATGGCTACTGCCTTAGACAAGCATGCGGTGGCGGAAGAGATCCATCGCCGGCGAAAGCTGCCGAACGGCCGTGTGGAGTACAAGAAGGCGGTGAGGTTGCCGCGATGAGCGACTTCGGGACCCGCGGACACAGGCCGATGCCCCGGCCGGATGCAAGTCGAGAACGCCCCAACCTCGCCAGCGAGTGCAAGACGACGATCTGGTCCCGCGAAGAAATAGATGCCCACTGGTCCACATATCCGGCTCCCAATGCTGAAGCATCTACTCTCCTCGGCTCTAATCCTGAGTACAGAGCGAAGATCAGAGAGACGATAGAGCGCGTCAGCCGCAGCAACACAAAAGGCGACCTGAAAGAAGTCGAGCTCGAGAAGATTGGCGGAGGCAAGAAGACTCTTAGCCGAGACAATCTGATCTTGCACTACCAGGCAGGCATGCGGCACACCGAAATCGGAATGGCCTATCGCATTAAGCCTGGTGCCATAAAGAAGGCGGCAGAGGATTTGAAGATTCAATGGAGCCTCTATCCGCAATTTCAGAGTCGAGGGCAGAAATGATGGGGACTCCGATTCGGAGTTACAAAGCAGAGTTGTCGAGCCAAGGATCCGGGCCAGTGTTCACGCGACAAATGACACCCGAAGAACTGGCCTCCATGGATCGGCCTGATCGCAGGACACAAGTAAAAAGACGCGGTGCTGGACGACCGCCAAAGGAGGCGCAGCAGGTGCCGAAAGAACCGAAGGTCACCCTTTCCGAGTACCAGCGGCTGAAGGGACTTAAATTCGATGACAAGGAAATTGCCCTGAAGCTTGGGATCACGCTCCACAACCTGAAATATGTCTACTTTAAAAAATGGGGCATTGAGACAAAGCGTGAATCAAAGGTGGTGGTTCCGGCTAAGGGCAGAGCGATATCAGCGCCGCCAGTCTCGCAACCGGCCGCTAAGTCCGAGTCTCCGCCGTCGGTGGAACCGAAGGCTACCGAACAAACGCCGCCGCCGAGGCTCGCGCTCGAACCTCAAGCGCAGCCGGATCCTCAGTCAGTAGAGCAAAAACGAGCCCAGGTCGAACCGGCCGCATTGATACCTTCCACCGAACCGACCCGCGGCGGCCCGGTGAACCACCCCAACCATTACAACGCCGGCGGTATCGAGTGCATTGACGCTATCCGCGCTGCCTTGACCCCGGAGGAGTTCCGGGGATTCATCAAAGGCAATGTGATCAAATACTGCTGGCGCTCGAACCACAAAGCCGGAGACCAGGACCTAGAGAAAGCTCACTGGTACCTGGAAGATTATCTGAAGGGGCAGCAGCCATGACCCAGATCATCACCCTTGCTCGCTGTGAGTGCTGCGGCCGAGCCGCTAAGCAGCTGCGACGCTGGAACGAAAAGGACGTCTGCCTGAAATGCATTGGAGAACTTACGGATCAATCCAATTTTGAGGAGCGATAGATATGACCAAGCCAATCAAAACCGTACCACTGCCGGAGGGAGTAGCCCCGGCCCGCATCAACGACCTGGTGAACGCTGCGCACAAAAACGCCGTAGCCAAGGGCTGGTGGGCCGAGGAGCGCAGCTTCGGCGAAGTCATCGCACTCATCCACAGCGAGGCATCCGAGGCGCTGGAGGACTTCCGCGTAGGCAAGCAGCCGACTGAGGTCTGGTACGAGAACGGCGACAAGCCTTGCGGCATCCCGTCCGAGATGGCCGACATCGTCATTCGGGTCTTCGACGCCGCGGGCCGGTACGGCATCGACCTGGAGACGGCCATTGCGGAAAAGATGGCCTACAACGCCACCCGCCCGGTCCGGCACGGCGGCAAGGTGCTCTAATGACGCCGGAACTCATCATCGACAACTTTGCCGGCGGCGGCGGGGCAAGCACTGGCATCGAAATCGCTATCGGCCGCAGTGTAGACGTGGCGATCAACCACGACCCGGACGCAATCGCGATGCACGAGGCGAACCATCCGGAGACGCGCCATTACTGCGATTCGGTGTGGGAAGTCGATCCGCGAGAAGCCGCCGGCGGGCAGCCGGTCGGCCTCGTCTGGCTCAGTCCGGATTGCAAGCACTTCAGCAAAGCCAAGGGCGGAAAACCAGTGCAGAAGAACGTCCGCGGGCTCGCTTGGGTGGCCGTTCGCTGGGCGGCGACGGTTAAACCGAGGGTCATCATGCTCGAGAACGTCGAGGAATTTAAAACGTGGGGGCCGTTGCTGAAAGATGGATTCCCGGATCCAAAGCAGAAGGGCAGGACCTTTAATTGCTTTGTGAATGCGCTCAAGCGACAGGGCTACAAGGTCGACTGGCGGGAGCTGCGGGCATGCGACTACGGCGCGCCGACGATACGCAAGCGGCTATTCCTGGCGGCGCGCTGTGACGGCCGCCCGATCGAATGGCCTGAGCCAACACACGGAGACCCGGAAAGCGAGGCAGTTAAGTCTGGACGGCTGCTCCCCTGGCGTACGGCGGCGGAGATCATCGACTGGTCCATCCCGTGCAAAAGCATCTTCGGACGCTCCAAACCCCTAGCGGAAAATACGGAGCGCCGGATAGCCCGGGGCATTCAGCGGTTTGTCATCGACAACCCTAACCCCTTCATACTCAAGGACGCCGCGCATGTGCTCATCCAGATGGGGTACGGCGACCCGGAAGGCCGCCGGATACTGGATCTTGATAAGCCAGTCGGCACGGTTACAGCTGGAGGCAATAAGTTTGGTCTGGCAGCTGCCTTCCTTGCAAAACACTACGGCGGCGGATATACCGGACCAGGGAGTGACCTTAGCGATCCACTCAGCACGGTGACAACTGTCGATCATAACGCGCTCGTCACGGCTGACATTGCACCCACCCTGATTCAGACCGGATACGGCGAGCGGGAAGGGCAGGCGCCGCGGGCTCTCGATCTGCAGCGCCCTCTAGGAACGGTCGTTGCTGGAGCAGCCAAGCACGCCCTTGTCAGCAGCCATCTCGTCAAGCTGCGCGGTACCTGTGCGGACGGCCAGCCGGTCACAGAGCCAATGCCGACCATCACGGCCGGCGGCCTGCACGTCGGCGAGGTCCGGGCATTTCTCCTCAAGTACTACGGCAGCGCAGATAACGGCCAGATGCTGACGGATCCGTTGCACACGGTAACGACCAAGGACCGGTTCGGGCTGGTCACGATCGCGGGAGTCGACTATCAGATCGTCGACATTGGCATGCGGATGCTGGAGCCGCACGAGTTGTTCGCGGCGCAGGGCTTCCCGGCCAGCTACATCATCGACAAGTACGCGAACGGCAAGGCAGTACCCAAATCCGCGCAGGTCGCTCGATGCGGAAACAGCGTCTGCCCGCCGCTGGCGACGGCGCTTGTCCGCGCCAACCTCCCTGAGCTCTGCGTCGGCTCCGGAAAGGTGCTGGCGTTCGAGCGATACGCAACCGCCGATGAAGGACAGCTGCAGCTCAGTATATAGCCCCCAGGGGCAGCACAACACAGGGAGGAGGTAAGTCATGATCCTACAAGGAGATTGCATAGAGGTTATGCGGGGATTGGAGCCGGAGCAATTCCATACCTGCGTGACGAGCCCGCCATACTGGGGACTGCGAGACTACGGCATCCCGCCGAGCGACTGGCCGGAGATGGCCTACACGCCGATGCCCGGACTGCCTGCCGTAACGGTACCGGCCTGGCGCGGCTGCCTGGGTCTGGAGCCGACGCCGGAGATGTTTATCGCGCACAGCGTCGCTGTCTTCCGGGAGGTCTGGCGGCTGCTGCGGCCGGACGGGACGCTCTGGCTCAATTATGGCGACAGCTATTTTGGTACCGGCGGAGATCGGAAGGAATCTGCAGCCGGACCGAATTCATGTGTCGGGCCGACTGCTGACGCCTCTGCGCCGCGAGAGGGCCGTGTAGATCGTCATAAGCATCTGGCCAAAATCGGGCTGAAGCCCAAAGACCTCATCGGTATCCCTTGGCGTGTCGCCTTCGCGCTCCAGGCTGACGGCTGGTACCTGCGGATGGACAACATCTGGAGCAAACCAAACCCGATGCCGGAGAGCGTACGGGACCGGCCCACCAAAGCTCATGAGTACATGTTCCTGCTGAGCAAATCGGAGCGATATTACTACGACAACCAAGCGATCAAGGAACCGGGTGTCCAGGACGAATGGGCAAATGGCTTTCGTGGCGGTTCCTACACGGAAGGCAGCACATTCGACAATCAGGACGGCGGCAAGCGGAAAGCGCGAGGCAATTTCAAAGTTCCTGCAGGCTGGGATACGGAGTCCGGATCCCACGGGACGGTTCATCGTCAGGGTAGGAGCAAGGCGAACTCTTTTGCTCGCAATGTAAAAGAGTCTCCACCACCCGGCCAACCAGCGCAGCATCGTTCAGATCGCGAGGATGTCGAATACAGCGGCATGCGAAATAAGCGCAGCGTCTGGACGGTGGCCACTCAGCCATTTCCCGAAGCTCACTTCGCCACCTTCCCCGAAAAGCTGATCGAGCCGTGCATTATCGCCGGGGCGCCGCCCGGCGGGAAGGTGCTGGACCCCTTTGGCGGCTCCGGCACGACGCTTAAGGTCTCGCTAGAGCAAGAGAGGGATTGCACTATCATCGAGCTCGGCGAGCAGTACATCGACATCGCACGGCGGCGGACAGCCACGGTGCAGCCGCAAATGCAGTTTTAGGCACAACACAGGGAGGCTAAGGCTTCCCATACAAGGAGGATGTAAGGATGCCAGTACTGACTTTTTCGTGTCCGGCCTGCAAGGGGCCAATGCATTTTGAATACGCCGATTATGATTTCAAAGATTGGGTCAAGGGTGGCGAAGGTCATTTCGAGCAGCTCAAATGCAAATGCGGCAAGCAGTTGAAGACAGTTCCTTGGGTCGCTGTTTTTGATGAGGAGAACGAAGAAGTCGTAACGATAGTTTAGAGGCTAAGGCTTCCCAAGGAGGGATAGGAAGTGAACAAAGTCGATCAAATTGAAGTGTTGTACCGCATGTGGGTCATGGCGATGGAACGCCCGGAATGGTTCCGCGACGCGCGGGCCACGCGGCGGGAACTGGATCGCCGGAGCAAGGAGGTCGCCCATGAGTGACGAACAGCCTGTGGCATTATGCGACCATACCGGATGCTTTGCCAGAGCAACAACGCGCGGTATGGCGTTTGGGCCGAAGAATAAGGACGGCTTAATCTCGGTCAATGCTTGCAGTAAACACAGCCAACAACATGGATTTATTGATCTCAAGGAGGTTCCGATCCCCCATGAGTAACGAACAGCAGCCCAAGCCCATGACGGCGGAGATAGAGCGGCTGACAAAGTTGCAGGCATTCACGCAGGCTGAGGTCAAATCCGTTAGAAACCGTCTGACCAACGAGGTACAGCCGGAAACAGACATTCTGGATGAGAGCCGAGCAAGTTTGAGAAATCTAGCTCAGCACAATCATAGAAAATGGATAGAGGAAGAGGAGAGAGTTAAGCGCCTACAGGCCGAGAACGACCAGCTACGGCAGCAGGTCCAGCACGAGCACAACCTGCACATGCAGGAGATGGACGAGAGGCGCAAGGCACGGGATGAGGTAGACCAGTACCGTCAGCAGCTGGGAGAGGCCAAAGAAGAAGTGAAGGCGCTCCAGTCGGAAGTCCGTGAGGGGCTGAAGCGAGAAAGCTTCTTGGCAAAGGCACATAGAGCGGCGGAGGACCAACTGAGAGGGCTGCTCAAGGAGGGAGAGGGATGAAGGGACTCATCATCAAACCTTATTGGGCTGATCTCATCCTAAGCGGGATGAAGACCTGGGAAATCCGCAGCAGGCAAACGCACATCCGGGGCCGGGTTGGCATTATCAAGAGCGGCAGCGGTCGGGTCTACGGCACGGTGGATCTGGTGGATTGTATCCCGATTCACGGCGAGGATGATCCAGACCTGCTCGTCGCAAACCAGCACAAGCATCTTGTCCCGCTCGGTGCAATTCCGTACCGTACACCCTGGGCTTGGGTGCTGCAAGATCCGGTGATTTACGAGACGCCGCGGCCATACGATCATCCGCAAGGGGCAGTTATTTGGGTTAATCTTGATCGGCCGCTTAGCCCTGGCGACAAGGTAATCATGTCAGGATGCTATGAGGAACGCAAGTACAAGGATCGTGTATGGACAGTGCGCTCCAACCCCTGGGACCTTTGCGGCTCGGAGGTCGTGCTGCTTGAAGATTACTTCGGCGGCTTCGCAACTGAGTTCCTCAAAAAAGTCGAGGAGGCCCCCAATGGACATTAGGACGATGCCTGCGGGGCCGGAGTTGGATGCGGAGCTGGCACGGGCGCTTGGATACAAAGCCATAACAGAGCAGGAAGACTTACAGCGGCGGCAACAAACCGATCACGCGCAGGGCGTAGTCGTACGGTACGGGAACCGCTACGTCGTGCGCAAGCCGAGCGGGCAGTCGATTGATTGGCAACCGTCCGCCACCTGGGAAGGCGCCGGACAGGTAATCGAGGAGATGCGGCGGCGGGGGTGGGACTACATTTTGCAGTCCCTTGACTCTGGCGGCCATGGAGCCAGGTTTGACAAGTGGGACGTAGGGCTAAATCGATACGTCGCCTCTGTGGCTGAGGAGTCTGAATCAGCCCCCCACGCCATCACCATAGCGGCCATACTGGCGCTGAGATCGGAGGCAGACAATGGAGACGTGCGGTGAATGCGCCCACTTTGACGCCGGCCGCTGTCCATTTGAGAGTGAAGCGGTAGGTGAGCAAGATTACGCCTGCATCGAGTTCCAAGGCGAGCCCATGAATCATCATTTTATCGGGGACTAACCCGCGAGAGGAGCAAACATAGATGGCACGAGCACCAAAGAAGGAAAAGTACCTGTCCGACGCACCGCAGGAGGCATACGACCTGCTGCAAGAACTGATCGAAAAGCATCACCAGGACCTGCAGGATTCGGAGATCATCATCAAGCTGCGCCACGGCGGATGGAAGGCGAAGGGCAAGACGGTGTTCGGCAAGTTCACGATCTTCAGTGAACTCTACCGCCAGGAGACGGGCCGCGACGCCGCTCTCATCCTCAACGCTGATATGTGGTTCGCGATGAACCCAGCCCAGAAGCGCTACATCCTCGATCACCAGCTTTACTCGTTGGAGGTTTCAACGAACAAGGACGGCGATACAAAGGAAGCAGCTGACGGCAGGCCGATTCTCAAGTCGATCCCGCCGGACATCGAGGCATTCAACAACGTCATCCGTCGTCACGGCATTGTCATGGACGATGTGAAGAATCTCTCCAAGGCGCTGAATGCAACGAACCAAGATCAACTCACAATCGATGACGTCGCTGCTCAAGGAGAACCGCCGGAGCTGCCGCGAGATGGAGTCCGAGGGAAGATCAATCCGGACGGAACCGTCGATGTCGACGAGGAGTGGGACGAAAGCCGGCAGCTGACTCTCGAGCAGGCCGCAGCGGCAGCCGAAAGCGATGCTCCAGCAGCCGACGACCCGATGCATGACGTGGATGATCCGGAGCCGTTCTGATGCGCAGGCTCAATTGGGGCGCGCTGGCCGTACTCCTGTTGTGCTTCTGTTTTTGGCTGGCGGCATGGTGGCTGCTTAGATAAATAGGGAGGGGCTTCGGCCCCTTTTAGCTGGAGGTGAGCCGAAGTGCAGCAGGAATTCGATCTTGGTCCGCTGCCGAACCTGAACGACCTGGACGGTAAGAAGACGCAGGCTGCCATCGAGGCCGTCTTCGAGAAATATCTCTTCTACAAAAGCATCACCTTCGAGGAGCGCGAGGCGAGCACGATCGCCAGTTACTCCGACATCCCCCGCAGCTACACTGGTACGACGAGCGACCAGACGGGTAGCATCGCCATGTACAACGTTGACGAACCCGAGCGCCGCCGAATCTTCATGGACAAGGTCAGGGCTGGCGTTCGTAAGCTCCCGGTTACCGAACGCACTCTAATTGACTTCCGATACATGCAGGATGAGTACAAGCGTGATCTCGACGTCTTCCAGACGGACATGCCAATGGGAAAAAACCGCTATATGGAGATCCGGCTCCGCGCTTTCTACCGCCTCGCATTCATTTTCCACGACTTCCGGTTGCTCCAGGTCAAGGACCTGACAAGGAATCATTAACACATAAAGAGCCTGGGTCGGCAAGTTTGCCGAGCCCTCGCTCATAAAATATACAGGGTGATGCGAATGGGACAAAACGAGTCCGGCAAGAAACCCAGAAAAAAGCTCCAACTCAAGTACAACTGGATCCCCACCGACGAAGATCCCGTAGAGGCAATCTATCAAGCTCTCAACCCGAATGTAAGTTCTGTGTTGGCAAGGCATGGAGCATCCTTTAAGATAGGCTTTAAAGAAATTATCCGTAACCACTTGAAGGTGTGATGTGTTCTAATGCATAAAAATAATATCAATTCAAAGGCGCGGGCTTATGTTCGCGTCTCTACTCTTAAAGATGCCCAAAAAGACAGCCCAGAGCATCAGGAAGGCCTGATCCGCGAACGTGCTCTTTCGGACAACATGGATATCGATCAAGTTTATACGGACAAAGGCACAGCGACCAATATAATTGAACGGGAAGATGTTCAGCAGATGGTTGAGGATGCGAAACAGAGGAAATTCAATACCATCTATTTTGCCTCTCTCTCCCGTTTCAGCCGGGACACGCTGGACGCAATTTCTCTGAAAAGGATTCTCGTCAATGCCCTCGGTGTTCGGGTGATATCAATTGAGGATATGTATGATTCAGGCAAAGAGGATAACGAGATGGTCTTCACTATGATCTCCTCGGTTAACCAGCAACAGTCCGAGAATACGAGTAAGTCCTCAAAACGCGGCATCCGGCAGTCCGCCAAGAAGGGAAACTTCACTGGTTCAGTTCCTCCATACGGATATAAGAAGGTCGTTGTCGATGGAAGGAAAACACTTGAAGTCGTACCTGAAGAGGCCGCGGTAGTCCGTGACCTGTATGATCGGTATGTCAACCAAGGCATGGGAGAAAAAAGCCTGACCGTATATTTAAACGATTTGGGGATTCCAAGCTCCAAAGGCGGGGTATGGGGCTTATCGTCAGTTCAGCGGATCCTGCAAAATGAGAACTATACCGGCTTTCTCGTTTACGGAAAGATGGAGTCTATCAAGGTCTATGAAGATGTGAATGATCTTCAGAATCGCCGGAAGAAGCTGGTGCAGCGGGATAAGGGGGCATGGGAGAAGACTGAGTTCCAAACCCATGAGGCGATCGTATCAAAGGAACTCTTTGACGAAGCTCAGCGTATAAGACTTATCAGAGGCGGCGGCAGCCGCGGAGGAAGACGATCGTATGTAAACGTCTTTGCCAAGCTTATATTCTGCAAGCATTGCGGCTCAGCGATGGTCACAATGGCAAGCGGCCGCGAGCGTAAAAGCGGAGATATGACCTACTATCGATATCTCATGTGCAGTAAGCGGCGCAGGCAAGGCGTCAACGGATGCGACAATTCGAGTTGGGTTCCATACTACGAATTACGAGACGGTTTAATTCAACAGATCATCGAACGCCTCTCGCGTGTAGGTGAGGGTATTGAAGGATTGGACAAGGCAGCAGAAAAGCAACTGACCATCCAAGCTAAGGATTTCGAGAAGGACATCACGAAGTTGGAGAAACAGATCAGTAACAACCGCCGGCTACTGTTTGAGATTCGGCGTCAGAGTATGAACGACGAGATCGACACGGAGCAGTATGAATTCGAGAAGAGTCAATACGAGAAGGAGATTAAGGAAAGCGAACTCAAGTTGATGGGGCTTAATAAACGATCCGAAGAACTCAAGAATAAGGAACGGGTCTTGAAAGAAGTCGGAAAGAGTGTGAATGCATTGAAGTCCATCACCAATTTGGATGATGTTGAGCTGGTAAGGGGTCCGCTGAGCAAGTTGATTCAGCGAATAGAAATCGATAAGGACGGCGAAGTTGATATCCATAGCTTCCTGGGGCGCTTTTGA